TATAGTTACCACCAGAGACTATGGAGTTACCAGAGTTGACACCTGCTCTGAAGTTAGAGGTTCCTGCTGAAGCGGTGATGATGTCTGCACCATCTGCGTATGTTACATCTGCTGCAAAGTTTACAGCGCCATCAACGTCTACGGCATCGAGATTGGCTGTCCCGTCCACATCTATAGAACCCGCAAGGTCTATATCGCCATCTACAGTTAAATCATCAGTCACTGTTAAGTCGTCTTGCACTTTAAGGTCTACAACATTAAGACTTGCAAAAGCATCAACGACTGCTGCTCCGCTTCCTGCGCCATCTAAATAAACGGCCTTCACATCACCCGCAGGTATCGTTATATTGGCTCCAGAGCCTTGTGAAATGATTATATTTTGAGAACCGCTGGTTGCGTTCTCAATAAGTTGCAATCGGTTAACTGTATTTGGAGCAATCGTAATAGTACACGCCGAATCCAGTGTGCCTGTGTATTTCACAAACATCGCTCTAACGGGATCAGTTGCACCATCTGCAATTGTGCTGGTATGCGTATCCGCATTTGTGGTTATGGCCTCAGTGCCGTAACCCAGTGCTTCGCCTATCAACTCAAGGTTAGTATTGGTGGTCGCTCCCCACGTGCCGGATTGTTCTCCGGTGCCTATTTCTTCTAGTCTTAAATCATTTACGTATGTACTAGCCATAATTTTTACCTACGCTGCTATGTCTGTCCAGTCCGCGGACTGGGAAGGAGTAACCTCTGACCAAGAGGGCGATTGTGAAGGGGAAACAGCCGACCAAGAAGCATCTTGGTCCGGAATAAGGTTGCCCCAAACAGTGATTGTACCGAGTTCGGCCGTAGCGGAAACCCCTGTAACGGTATAGTTAGAGTCGCCCCCTGTAACGGCGTTTCCAACGCCTCCCGTAAGTTCGTCAGAAGTAACGCGGATATTGTTGTTAGTAGAAAGCGAAATGCTGCCCAAAGCACTAGTACCAGCCGTACCAGTAGCAGTAACACTAGCAACCCCACTAACAGTGACAGACCCAAGAGCAGTAGTACCTGCATTTCCACTTGCTGAAACACCTGCCGCTGCCGAAACGGTAACTGAACCCAGCCCCGTAGTTCCTGCATTACCCGTGGCAGTGACTCCAGCCGCCGCCGCAACCGAAACCGTACCAAGAGCGGACGTGCCCGCATTACCTGTGGCAGAAACAGTAACATCAACGACGCCGCCCCACGTAGACGATCCGTAAGTGCTGAAACCCCAAGTACCTGCCATAGTTTATCCATTACGCGATTCTAATAATCGCGTTTGAAGCATCCGCTGCGGGAAAAGTAATTGTAAAATCACCTGCTGTGGAAGTTTTATCCCCACCAAATGCCAGTACGGCAACAGCCCGATTTGCGCTACCCGCTGTAGTGCTTGAGTTATAAATCAATGCTCCGTTTGCAGTGATCGTTGATGAACTCCATGTAGTATCAGAAAAATCGGTCAGGGCCGTTGTTCCGCTTGTGCTGGGATCAACATTCGTCAGCGTGTTTCCTCCAGCACTATAGTTCGTTCCCGAAACCTCATTTGTGGTTGCGTAGGCAGTAGTCGAAGCCGACATCGTAGCCGATGAAGTATAGAGCGCGATTTTGAAGGTATTGCCCGTACCCGTTGTGGTAGTTGTACCGCCGCCCGATCCATTGTGAAAATTGTGTATCCCCTGTAAGAGTTCGCTCTTAAAAGAAGTACACATTGCCTGAGTTATAGCCATTACAGCCTCCGTAAAATTTCGGCCATATCTTTATGGCCCTGCTTAGAAAGAAGATTGTACAGCGTTGTTCTGTCGCTACTAATAGCGTCTTTACACGCAGCCACAATAACATAGAAAACTCTAGTCTTAAATGCTTCGGCCTGAGCTTTGACCATGGGGTCTGCTCCTTCGGCCACGGAAACTATCTTATCCACAGCCCTTTGAGCTATTTCTTCAGGTGTAAATCCTCTGTATTTAGTGGTTTCTACCTGTACGCCACTGGTGTTTGCTTTAACTTCTACTGAGAACATATTACTGTTTCTGCCTTATTACCATACCTGTTCTGTATTCATCTGTAGACTCTCTAGACTCCCCAAGCAGCTTAATAGATACCATGGCTTCGGCGAACCGCTTTTCGTACTGTTGCATGAGGTCGGGTTCACCTTTCATAAAAGTGTATGCTTCTATAAGACATCCGTACAGTAGTCCTTGTGTAGCATTTATACTTAGCCACGTAGTCCCATCACTAGCCCCCGCAGTTAAACTGGCGGGCCTATAAAAATAATGCAGCTCCGAGGTGTAAGAACTGTCCGGTGTAGGTGCAACAATAAAGTTATCTACATCAAACTGCGCATAATAGCGAGGACTCCCCGTAGTACTGCTGTTGGGGTTAAAAGTTTGTATAAAATTAACATCCTTAAAGTCCAAAAAGAACTTCTCGCTACTAGAAGTGTACGAAAGCGAAAAAGGAGCTAAAAAATCACTGGGACAAGCTAAATACTGGTTAGAACTGCTCATACCACCAGATACGTTTTTACGGAACAGGCTCAAATGAGCATTTTTTAAAATACGCTCTTCCGCGTTTTTTATGAAAATATCTAAATTATTGGTAAACGTGGTTTCGTCGTTTTCCGTGTAATTTTGTATTGCGGTTTTTAATGTGGCGTAAGTAAAGCTCATGTCGTCGTTACCGTAACCTCACCTAACTGCATAATCCCCTGTAGGGAGGTATTATCCGGTTGAGGAAAAATTGTTTGTCCCACAAACACATTCATGGGCTCTTTTCTAGCAGGGCGAGGTTCCCACAGAGCTTGCGGTTCATTGGGCACACGCAAGGTCATAGACTGCGGGGCTTTTGGCTCATAGCACTGGTGACACACCTTGAAGCCTGTCCATTCTTTAAGCAACTTGACGTAGTCAAACTGCTGTCCACAGCGGTCACAGATGGCTTGGGAATATTTACCTATTGCGTAGCTCATTAGATTACAGAGTAGTAGTCTCTCCCCGGAGTTAGGCTTAAAGAAGCTCTGTCGCGGTCTTCAGAAGCCGCCCTTTGAAACTCCTCCTCGTACGCTGCCTTTAACAAAGGCACACGGTCGGGAGCACGTTTTATAGAAAGATAATACGATAACCCCGCCACTAAACAAGGATAAAACCTAAAAGGCACTTCTGCAGAGTTAGTAAAGGTGTCGGCATCGTCCATGCGGGTAAGTCTGTCATAGACCAGCACATATTTGGTACTAGAGTCAGGCATGGGCCACAGCTTTATTACTGGGGTAAGCGAGCGGTCTATGTAGAACTGCGTAGGCTTACCTGTAGTACGCTTAGACGGTATGCTTATAAAATCATCTCTGCTTACACGCGACATCCGTATGTCGGACTGGCTGCTAGTGTCATTATCTTCCCTAACCACCATAGAAAGCACATCAATACTGGCCTGCACATCGGTTAGGTCTACTGCGCTGCTAAGAGTAGTAGTGGCTGCACTGGTACCGCCGGTAAGGGTTTCGCCATTGGTAAAGGTGCCCGAAGGCACCGTAATAGCCATTGTAGTACTAGAAGGCTTACTGGTAATACTCGCCGTGGCTGCACTGGTACCACCTGTGAGGGTTTCCCCCACGGTAAAACTACCACTGGCTCCTACTGTCATAGTAAGGGTACCCAAGGGGTAGTCGGCAATGCTGTCGGCAAGGGTAAGGGTTTTTTGTTCTATAGTCCAGCGGTTTAAGCCTCTGTTAGACCAGTCCGCTAGTAATAGGTTTAACGACCGCTTGGCCGTTTTCAGGTCATACCCCGTGCGAACCTCACTACCACAACGTTCAAACGCCTCTTCTATATACTCAGCAACATCAAGGGCAAAGTCTTTTGAACCCGAAACAGCCATTAGCTATTCGGGCCTCTTATCGACCTGTTAAGGTTCTTAGCCTGTACAAGACCACCTCCGGACATCTTCACTCTAGAACGAGGAGGAGGAGGAGACATAGGAGGAGGTGTAGGGGAAAGATCTTCCAATTGCTCTTTCTCACGTCTTATAGACTCTCTTATCCTTGCTCTTCTTCTACTTGCCGCACGTATACGTCTTCCTTCCTCTCGGTCGGCTTTGTTCTGTTTCTTAGCCATCAATGTTCTCCTTAGCTATTAGGGCCTCTAACAGTCTTACTACTGCTTACTGTGCCTCCCCTAGAATAGCGTTTACGTACCATGCCTCCACCCATTTTATTTTGTCTGGCGGCAGCGGCCTGTTTTTTACCCTTTTCTGTGTAGGGGTAGTGTTTACCATCTACTACTGGCATCTGTGTTCTCCTTTAAGATCCCGGAGCTTCATAGTACTTAAGAAATTCACACCAAACAGTGTATTCATTCCCTGCGTCTGCTGTGGAAGGAACCACAAACAACACATCTCCTGAATACCCCGTAGCTGCGGTATTTTTTAAGCCACCTATGTCACTAAAGTCAAAAGAATTATCGTACGCAAGGGTTAAAAACGTAACGTTGGTGTCTGCGTCCCAGTCTAGGGAAGCAGGCGCATCGGGCGCGCCACTACAGGTATACCATATCCTGTTCAACGACACATGCGCACAAGAACCCCCATTTAACGTGGAGGTGTTTAGTGCAGAAACATCCACTAAGGTAGTACTGCTTGCATTACCGTCCGAATAGACAGAGCAATAAACAATTAGCTTTTTTTCTCCATCTAACTGGTTAGTGGGTCCTGTAACTGAGTTAGCCATAAGTTACTCCAAAGTAAGGTGGGGCTTTAGCCCCACCAGTTAACAACAATTACTCAAACGGAGTAGCTAGTGTACCGTCACCATGAAGGAAGGCCTCACAATGCCAAACCGCTGCGCTGGTTGCTACTAAGCGAATTACGCCACCTACAAGCCAGCCCTGTGCTGCCGACCCCAAATCAATGGTGTCATCATTACTGGCATCAGGAATGAAGGTGTTGTTATCTTCAGCGGTAGCCGGATCAAAAATCGTTGCAAAACCAGAGAACAAGTCACTGGCATTGTCCGTATTGATCTGCCCTGCACCTGTAAAGGTTGTTCCCACAATAAAGGTGTATTGCAGCCCTGCTGCTGCCGTAGGCAACGTAACCACGATACCTGCGGCTCGGTTTAAAGTGTAAACCGTCCCAGAATCGGTGGACTCAACGCTCTTGGTCGCAGACGTAATGCTGCTGACATTGGCATAAGAGGAAACATAACCCGTTGTGGTGATATTACCACTGGTATCGATGTCTAAATTAGTTGTAATTGCGCCAGTGGCAGCGGTTTTAGTTATCTGTTCAAAACCACCCTCTGACCTAACTGGTCCGCTAAAGGTTGTATTAGCCATATATTTCTCCTGTCTTGGCTAGTGTCTGTCGCACCATGCGACAGTCAGGAAGATAAAACTCTAAACCAAAAAGAAGGGCGGCACAAGCCGCCCTCCGATTCTTTTTACCCAAAAGGGTAAAAATTATGCTCCAGGAGAACCAAACACACAGCGTGGGTCTGAAACTCCGAAAGAATACCTCTCTCGAGACTTATATCGCACATTGCCTGTCTCGAAATCGCCTTCCATAGAATTGCGAATCGGGGCACGTACAAAGTGCTTAAAGCCGTTAGGGGCATCTGTCTTAATGAAGAACGCATCCGTATCGGTTAAATAGTTGTTAACTACATAGCCGTCAGGAATCATTCCCATACTTCTAGAAGCATTTATGTCGTTATCAGCAGTTGCAGGTCTCTGAGCCGAAGCTGTTAACCGTTCTGCTACAAACTGTAATGCCGGTGGAATTATCAGTTTGCGACCTTGAAGAGCAATCTTCAAGCCTCTTTCGTCAATAAACGCCGCAATATCAATCAGAGATTGTTCTAGCGAAGTTTCATTGAGGTCAGCAGCGGTAGACAGTTCGTTTCTCAGGTCGCCACCACCCACGGTTGGATGATCAGTAGCACAAAGCTCCTTACCATCGCCATAAGTAGTACCACTTGAAAACGCATTATTAAGAATAGAAGCAGCCTTCACTTGCTTAGTGTTAGCCATGGAACGAGCCAGTGCTCGCGTGTATCTAGTACTAAGGCGGTCATAGAGGTTATCCTCTACAGCTTCCTCGGTGATAGAAAACGCCAGCGCAATCGTCTCATGGGTGTACCTTGCTGTGTAGGCTTCATTAGCAGTGTCATACGTGACCGCTGCTCCTTCTTCCTTAACAGGAGCTTGACCAAACCCAGAAAGCATTACCTCTTCTTCAAAAGCACGATCAGAGTTCTCGCTTTCAAAGATTTCAGCATGTTGACTGTCGTATCGGTCATACTCCATTCCGAACAAAGCATTTAGTCCGGGTTCCAACTCTTTAAGGAGTTGTGATCTTGAAATAGCCATAGATTACTCTCCTTATATTCCAGCCACTGTACCGTTAGTACTATAACGGTAGAAGTGGTTGTTGAGCCGAACGATCGCTAACATACCCGCCGCAGAGGTATCAGCGTTTGAGGGAGAATCCTCAAAACCCATAATACGCAAATTAAGCGAGTTGGTAGTAGCTACAGTACTCACAGCAAGTTCTGCTGTGGAAATTCCTGTCGTGGAATCTCCGGAAGTACCCGTAGCAAAGTTAGCATTCGCATGAACCGAAGCCTGTGTAACGGAAGCATCGCAGTTGATCAGGAACAGTTGATCCGGATCAGCCGCAACGTGTGCTACAGCTTCGGTGCTTGATTTAACGGAACTCGTTCCGGGCCACGTATTAGTGAACGTTGGTTTTCCGTTTAGGTCTGTGTACTCACAGCCGAGAAAGGCTCCTAAAATAGGAACTGTGCCACCAGCGGCAGCACCCACAATATCAATCAGACCGTTAGCAAGAGGTATAACAGGGGTTCCTTGGTATAGAGTACTGGAAGTTCCTGCCGTACCTGTAGTCTGGATTTTAAATGTGGTTATCCCATTAGTATTAGCGCCATCCCCCACTGATTTGTACGGTCTTAGACCAAAGGCAGCATCAATGTTTGCCATGTTGGTTTATCTCCTAACAAAAAGAATGAAAGTTACTTTTTGCTTTAAAAGAGCTAATCATTGCCTCTTTTTCCACCAAAAGTAACACGGGATTGCCGTTCGTTATGAACGGGCATACTAGGATGTTCTACGCGCAAGTAATCCTGCTCCACAGCCGTTTCTTGGTCTTCGGTTCGAGAACGATAGTAGGCGTTCCTCTCCGCGCGGGTTTCGTTTGGAATTCTTGCCAGCAATAACCCTCCTACACCGATAATACCGGCATATTCACCGGTTGATATAGAGGAGTATTTTTTATTTGGATATTCATCCGCGCGAACTAATTCAAACCCTTCGCGAAGGCGAGCATGGAGGCCTTTTGCATCATCTAAACCCATAACAGATTCACGAATCCAACGATGTGAGTAACCTTCCGGTGGTGGTGGAGCGTCCAAACTGGACGGAGGAGCCCAAGGCCGACGACGAGACTGCTTTTCTCGTGTTTTTTCGGCGCGTGTGGTTTTATCTGTCATAAGTACCTCACGAAGTAGCTTGTCTGTTTTGTAAAATCTTAACGTTTCTTGCGTAATCTTCTAACGATACACCAAGTTTTCTCGCTATTGCAACCTCACTTTGGCTTAATCGTACCGAATTATTGCTTTTAGTGTCCCTACGAGCCCCTCCTGCAGGAGCTACGCCGCTTGGTCTGCGGGTAGGAGAGGAAGTGTTTCCTCCTATACTCTGTACTTGTTCCGCTTTATGAGGAAAGTTTTCCTTTAACTGAGACTCTAGTTTTTCGTAGTAGGCATCTGAAGAAGGAGTATATCCTTCCAAAAGTAGTTCTTTATGTATAGAAAAAGCGGTAAGAGTCATTGGTTCATCATTACCAAACCACACATTGCGTTCAGCCCATTCCTCTGCTTTAGGGTCAGGCTGTGTCTGCTGTTGGTTCCATCCCTCAGACGGTGGTTGGGTTTCTGGTTGCTGTGCTGAGTTAGGGCCTGCTTGTTGGTTTGGAGTTTCTGCTTGCTGCGCCGCTTGCTGTTCAGCGTAGCGTTTAGCCTGAACCAGTTTTTCAGAGTCTAAGGCGTGTTGCGCTATGCGTTTTTGCACTTCCATCTGAGCGTCTACGTCACCACTGTTAACAGCTTTTTGTAATGCAGACTTTAAGGCCTCTTCTTCCAGAGTCAATCTGTTTTCGTACTCTGCTAAATGACTGTTTCCAGTAACCTGTGCATTTGCGGAAATTTCATCGTTTTGCTTTTTCAGACCCTTTGCATAATCAAGAGCAGCTTTTTCTCGCCTTTCGGCCTCGCGCATTCGCTTAGTTAGCTTATTTATCCTTTTCTGGACCGATTCGCTTTGCCTCGAGAGCTCTTCGTCTTCTGAGTCTTCTTCGGATTGTACTTGGGAGCCTTGTTCTTCGGCGGTTTTTTCGACTGAAGAGGAGGACTTTTCTTGTTTTCT